GGGTATAGGTACCCTGAGTTAACCGACCAGATCCATCTAATGAGAGTGTGCCCGAAGTTTGAAGGGTATCAGTAGATCCGCGATAGGCATACCACGATGTAGCGAGTGATTCGCGATTTACAGGTGCAGTTGTACCGAGAGGGAGAGAGACAGCATCGCCTTTTTGAGGCCATGGTAAACAAGAGGTAAAGTAATCGTGTCGTTTGCCGCGTCTTCGGACAATGTAATCGGCGGGATCATCTGGGCCGTCATCGAGATCGACAGGTATGGAATCCTGAAGGTTTTGATCGCGATACCATGAATTGTAAATGAGGTTATAGCATCGCGCAGGTAAGTTGCTAACGTCCGCAAAATCGACTCCAGTTGGTAGGCCAAAATGATCGTAAAGAGTGCCGACCGCGAAGCCAGCGCCTGGAACAGTGACTTTAGGGATGACGTAGTCAATGGAATCAGCGGGATCGTCTCTTTCTCCCATCATTTTAGTCCAGTTTGTCCAGACGAGGCGGGATGGAACAAAAAAGTATTGTGTATCGACGATTAGCGAATCGAGGAGCGGGAATATTGGGGTAGCCATGCGGATAAAGGCAGAGGTATTGAGCGTGAAGGTATCGCCTGGAAGTACTTCATCCACAAACATGGGAATAAGAAGTCCGGCATCCCAGGTACCGTGCCACGTAGATGGCCGGTGAAAGGAGGAGCGGGGAACGTCAGCGCTTGGAATGCGAGCGAAATTATGTTGTCCAACACTGGGTTGCTGTGGGGCTGTTAAGCCTAGTCCGTTAAACATTTAAAATTCCTCGTGAAAATGTTGTGTGTAAACGATTCAATCGACAATTGAAGGTGCTGGGATAAGTTTAGATATGAAAAAGCTTTCGTGCTCGTTAATTGGAGAAGCCAGAGAAATACGGCCTTCGTCTTCGTGCCAGAATCCGAGATGAGTTAATTCAAGTTCGGCGGCATGTTTATACATTGCCGTAGTTGTATCTTCTAAAGCTTCTGTAAGAGCGCGGATTGCGCTTTCGTATGTGGCTTCGTAAAACGGTTTCATGTATGTGTCAGCTGTTTTGTCGTAAAGTGAAAAAATAGAATATGTAGTCATAGTGTTTTTCCTTGGTTGGTTAACTTCGTTTTAGGCGTTTTAGCGCCGCTTTGCGTACCTCGTGCCGCGCCTTGAGACGCGGACAGAGATTATTTTGATAGTGTTTTTCTGTTGACATATTTTCAGTGCGTGTTTGTTTGATTGTTTCGAGTTCGATAGGAGCTATTTTGTCAAGTAGACGATCATAGTATTTTGGGGGTAATTGTTTTTGGCCGTTAGAGATTACATGGTCGCGGGGATAGACCTGTTTTTTGTATTTGTTAAACCAGTGGGCGCCGATGCCAGGCCGTCGAGACATTGTTGAGTATTCAGGGGCGAGGTCGAAATATTCTCCCGTGTCTGAATCAATAGCAAAATATTTCTGTTTTGCAAGTGGACCATTGAGTTTTTTAGTTATGTAGCGGGCGCAGTATGCGGCAGTGTCCCAGCTAAAAGACGATAGATCAGTGAGGCCGTGGCCCCAGAGTTCGTGAAGTATTTTAGATTGATAGTAACGATTCCCGAGGTCATTAACGCGAGATAAGACCTTGTCAGGAAAGTCGAAGTTGAAAAGGCAGGCGTGATAATGAGGGCGTTTGTATTTTTCCCCGTATTCGCCACAGTGATAGAAGCGGATGGGGTATTCTATTTTTGTCCGAGCTATACCATCTTTGTCTATATAGGGGACGTCTACAGCGTAGACGCCGCGATGCGATTTACGGAGTCGTTTCATAAAGTCTTGGAAATGTTTGAAGTGCAAAGTATGAGGATTTTCGAGAGTGTCTAGAAATTTGTCAGAGTAAGTTAAAGTAATGAAGCAGTTTTCGACTCCAAATTGCTGAGCTTCATGTTCCATTCTCACGGCCCACTGGCGCGAGCGTTCGAGACGACAGCCGATACATTGGCCGCATGGAATTTCAAGGGGTGTTGTGTTTGGAGCAGGTGTAAATAAAAGAGGGCGTTTGCCGTTTTCGTTTTGAGCGTTGTTTTGATAAGCAGATATTGGGGCGTAGCAGACCATTTTTTTTAGTTCTCCCTAAAGAACAGGGGGTGTTAGGGCACCCCCTTTTGTTGTGCTGCCTGTGCGGCAGTGAACGGATTGATTATAACAAAGATTATAGGCGGTAGCCACCCCGCATAGGTTGTGTACGCCCATTTTTTGTGTTCGTTCGTGTCCCGCGTGTAAACGAGCGTTTACTTTGGCCGCGAGACATTTTGCTACGGTGCATTTGCATTGTGTTTGCTCCATATAGGATTACATCCAGTAGTTATAGATTATTTAACGTTGAGGGTCAAATAATGTTTAGTTTGACACCGTTGGTGTCAGTGGGAACAGTTGAGTCGAGAAGGGTACTGTTCCCACTGTGTTTTTTTTATGCCGTGGGAGGCGTTGGAGCCTCAGGGGCAGGATGGGCAAGGCCCATTTCCCGCATTTGCGGGAGGTTTTTAGGATCTGTAGCGAATTCGAGGAATACGCCAGGATCGTTGCGAAATTTTTCGCGGATTAAACTAGGTAGTTGTTGGAATGAGTTTTGAGCGTTGATTGTTAGATTCAACGCCTGTTGATACTCATTTACAGTGCTTGTGAAATCGCCGTACATCGCTTTTGCTTCATTTACGAGCGTGATTATGCCTGTACGGTCATATTTTTTGATGATGTTATCGATTTTAGTCGAGGCATGTACGTCCTCGACGGTCATCGATTCTTCGCCGATTTGGTAAAGAGCGTATGATTTATCAGCGATTTTGTGATCGTGAGCAGAGCGGAATTTAGCCATAGTAGTGATTTCCTTTGGTGGTTGGTTAACGAACTCTTTTGAAAGAGTCGTTTTGGTTGAAGTAGGGACGAGATGCCTCTTTAGATATGGCATCCCAGATTTTTTCGAGGGTGGATTTGCCTTTTGTAACTTGCTGGCGTACTGCATTTTTTGCAGCGGTGCCGCCAGCGTCGAGGATCATCATCCAGTCGGTTGCAACTTTTTGAGCGTCTTGCAGTAGATTGTCGGATGCGCCTTCACCAGCGCCAACAGACTTGTCAATAGTAGTAAATATCGCTTTAAGATTTTTGCCAGCTATGCCGAGGGCCTCGGCAAGTGGAATTGTTTCTCGCGCGAGTTTAGTCCGCACGGTGTTAAATTCCGCAGCCGAGTTATTAAGCTGGCGTTGAGAGTTTTGTAGAGACTGAGTATTAGATTGTAGAGCGATATTAGATTTGATTTGTTGAGATTGATTGACAGCGTTATAGCTGTTTAAGGCCGTGTGAACGGCCGGGGTTAGAGTGTCTTGGACGTGTGCAGCGTTGCCGCTGGGAGATGATGCCGGATTTTGTGCAGCGAGAATTGGATTTAGACCAGCTTTGCGGAGATCAACCATTGCGCGCTGATGAGCGGTCGAGGACATTCTTTCCTGAAATGCCATTTGTTGTCGGACATTGCGTTCGTTGGATTCGTTTGCCATTTCGCCGCCGCGGTAGGAAGCATAGGCCTGAGGAAGGCCGAGCTGGAAGGCACCGGCTACTGATGAGCCGAGGCCAGAGAGAGCAGAGCCGAGGCCGCCGGCCTCGGAGAGGCCACCGGTAGCGAGGCCGGTGGCGAGTCTTGAGAATGAAAATCCCATAATTGATTTTCCTTGTGTGATTAGAGATTGATTTCGCCTAACATTCGACGCGCAAGCGCGTCGAAGTGAGGCGAGATGTTAAAAGCGGTCGATCATGCCAGGGACGCTATAAAGCGGCAGAGGTCGAGCGCAAGTGAGATCGTGGGTAAGAACACCATAAAAGTGGGGTTCGGAAGGGACCGCAATGACGCGGTCCACGGGTGGAGTGTCCTGTATAAAAGTGCTATTCAGGAGAGGAAGGGAGGCGAATTCCTGGGTGAGTATCCAGGGATCGAGGCTTCCGGCAACGTTAGGACGAAAGAGGCCGGTGATTTGGCTGGGTTTATAACGCATTTCTGCCCAGCGTTCCTGGTAGCCGAAAGCGAGTATGTCATTGGCGGAGCCGTCTGCGTAGATTTCGCGGTTTTCAACAGCTTGTTCGCCTAAGTGGGCGAGGCTTGGTAAGTAAAAGTCGTAGCGCGTGTTACGGAGCCATAACTTATTAATGCCTTGATAGTATGTAAGTGGGGCGCGTACGGACATGATGCCTAAGACATAGCCATGTTCGACAAAAGATTTGTTAAAGCCATGGCCGCTGAAACCGGCAGCACCGACAGCTGCCAAGTTTCCTTGCGGTGATGTAGCATCAGTGCTCGATGTTTGTGGGACGGGTGAGATTGTAATAGGTGAGCTACCCCCCCCTAGATATTCCGGGCGTTGCGTCCGGTAGTCGGGTACTGTGACTCCGAAGTGACTTTGTACCTGCTCCACGTAGCGCGTTCCGCCCCTTGCATCGCGTTCGAGAATTTTTTGAATCTGAAAAGCTTCGCGGATATCGTTGATTGTTGAGGCAGTAGAAGCGGTTAGATCGACTTCGAGTCCGAGTGTAGCACCAGGCTGTAATGACAGGGTATAGGTA